GCGACGACCATCGCCACGACTGGTAACACTGATTTTTTCGTGATCGCGCCAGTGAACGGCAAACTGACAGAGGCGCTGTTTTCCGGCGTCGACGCGCTGGCCGCGAACGACACAAACTACATCACCTTTTCGATCACCAACCTGGGGCAGGCCGGAGCCGGCTCTGCCGCGATGCTGGCCGCGACCGACCCCAATACGACCAAAGCGACGGGCGGCGCCGCAATCGCCGCGAACACGAAGCGCGCGTTGACAATCAGTAGCGTCCAGGCCGACATCAAAGTCCAGGCTGGTGACCGGCTGCGAATCCGCGCGGCTGCGACAGGCACTCTCGCCAACACAGTCACTTTTGCGAGCTATCTGCTGACCTTCGAGAAGGGACTCTAATGTCTGAGGTGATCCACTACCTTACTCTTGGCGCGGCGCCGACGAGCGGCGTCAAGCAAGTCGAGACTGCCGTGATCGTCGGCACGATCACGACCGCTGGCAATGCGACCGTGACCGTCACGGCGGCGGGAATGACGAACTCGCCGAAGGCGATCAGTGTCGCCGTCGCGCTCAACGATACGGCCTCCCAGGTCGCGGCGAAGATCCGCGCCGCGCTTGCCGCAGACGCTGACGTGTCGTCATTCTTCGATGTTGGCGGTTCAAATGTCGACGTGGTGCTGACAGCAAAGCGGTCGGCGGCGAATGACGCCACGATGAATATCGCCTATGCCGACGACACCTCCGACGGCCTGACCGATGACGCCACATCGAACAACACGACGGCGGGCGTGCTTGGGACTTATCGGGGCGTCAGAGGCGGCGTCTACTGCGCCGATACCACGAACGGCGTTTTATATCAAAACACGGGCGACAAGAACTGCCCTGTGTGGACGGCAACTTAATATGCGAATTCTGATTTACTCCGAAACTGACGCGGCGAAAGCTCGGCGCGATGAACTGCGCGCCGAAGGCCATCATGCAAGCCTTCGCAATCCCTACTACTTCAATCCGGCGCAGTTCGATAAGGCTTGCGACCAGGTGATCGCCGACGATCCAGTGATTCTGTCCAGCTATCTGGCTGCCGGAATCGCGATCGAGCGGCTGAGTCCGGAAGAGGGAGAGGGAGAGTTCGAGCCGTTACCGCCGGCGGACGATACGGAGAAGGTTTCGAAGCCAAAGCCGAAACCGAAATCAAAAACGAAGGCGAAGACCGATAAGTAATGCCGACTCTAACTCCAGCAATCAATGGCAGTAACGAGATCGATCTTGCGGGCAACACGTATGCGATCCTCAACGAAGCAGATACCTATTTTGAGGGTCGAGCGGGCGGGCAAGCCTGGCTGGATGCAGATGTGGGCGAGCGAGAACAATCGCTTTTGACCGCCATATCGATCCTTGACTCCCAGCGCTGGATTGGCGGGCTTGTGCGCGAGGATCAGCCTCTGGCCTGGCCGAGGGTGGCAATCAGGCCGATGGAGCGGAGGAGCAGGCGATTGATTCGGACGGGATTTGAGACACTGCTGGGCGCGACTGCCGGTCTTTATGATCATAAGAACCGGTTCTGGGCGTCAACCGCAATTCCGACGCCAATCAAAAACGCTCAGTGCGAGCTGGCCTTCGCGATCCTGGTGAGTGATTTTAATTACGAGGGCGAGGCGGAAGTAAAGAGCTTCTCCGACGACAAGATGTCGGTGACGTTTGATAGACCGCGGGACCGGAGCGAGCTGCCGATGTTTGTAAGGCGTTTTCTGTCGCCGCTCATAATGAGCGGGCCTGAACTGATGAGAGGGTGAACTGACTTAATAAATTTGTTTCGCGTCGTGCGTGGTTGGGGTCGGCGGGCAATTGATTTGTTGGGTGATTGGAGCAGGCGTCTTCTTTGCCGGCGAGCCCTTATCGCTGATCAGCGTCGGTACGGGTGCCTATTTGGTTGGCAGATATTATTTGTAGGAGGTTTGGTTTGAACATCGACACCGGAGAAATCCGCGAATTTGCACCGGGCGACAAGATTCCGTCGCGATTTATTCCACTGACCAATCGTGAGGCGACCGAACTCAAAGGCCGCAAGGCGAAAGAACGCATCTGGCTGTTACGGCAAATGCGAAAGAAAGCCGTCAAGATCGCAAAGCGGCATATGGGGCGACGGCTCACGGTCGATGAAATCGGCGCGATTCATCGGAAGGTTCAGGAGTTAGCGAAGGTCTAATGGCAACAAGCCTGATCAGTACAAAACAGCTCACCCGGCTTCGCAAGGGTAACGAGAGAACGATGGATAGTGAAGCCACAATCCTCATTCCGGGCGCTGAGACTGCCGACGGTTACGGCGCGAGCTCTCAGGCATTCACTGATGGGGCGACTGTTAAATGCCGGTTCCGGCCCTCCACGCAGAGAGCTGACAGCGTCGAGGGAGCCCAGGGAGGCAATCAGGAACTGTTTCTCTTCGCTTTTCCGGTCGGGACCGTGGTCGGGGTGAATTATCGATTACGGCGCAACGGAATCGAGTATGAGATCGTTGGCGAGCCAACTGACAGCGATCACCAACTGAGCAAGAAAGTGCTGGCAAAGAAACTATGAAGAAGAAGAAAACAGAGAGCGAATCTATCGAAAATCCGTTTTTAGCTTTCGCTGCTCAATCGGTGCGAGAGCTTGCGAAGGCGCAGGGTGGGGCGATCAGCGCGCGTGATGCTCACGAGGCCTGGCGCTGGAGCCTGGTATCGAGGGGGTGGAAGGCCGGAGACCTCGATCCGGCCGGCAAGACTCATCCGTTGCTGGTCGCTTTCGACACGCTCCCGATCGCCGACACAGGACATGCGCTTGCATTTTTAGAAGGGGTGGACGTTGCCGAGCAGAACACTGGTAATCGGATCGACGCGGCCGATCTTGGACAGCCAGCGCGCTGAAGTTAGCCGTGTTGTCCGGCGGACGGCTTTTCAGATCGAGGCACAGGCGAAGGTTCTGGCTCCGGTCGATACCGGTTTTATGCGCAATTCGATCGGTACGGAGATGGTCAGCCAGCTGACGGCTGTGATCAGCGTCGGCGCGGAATATGGGGCGTATGTCGAATTTGGAACGACCAGAATGCGCGCTCAGCCCTTTCTCGGACCGGCGGTTGAGCGAAACAGGGCGGCCTTCGAGGCTGCTATTAAAGCGTTGCTCTCATGAACGAGCTCAGCAAGACTGAAAGATGGATCTATCACGCGCTTTCGACTGACGCTCAGCTTGCGGCTGTCGTTGGGACGAGGATCTATCACGATCAGGCCCCGGAGACAGCATCTGTCCCTTACGTGATTTTCGACTATCAGTTTGGCGAGGATGTAAACGGGGTGGGAACGTGCAGGTTGATTGCGCGAAACACTTATCAGGTGAAAGTCATTTCACGTGAAAACGATGACAATACCAGGCTTGTGGCTGATCGGATCGACGAGGTTATCGGCAAGGCCGTCAGGGCTCAGCATCCGTCGGATTTGACTTTCAAGTTTTCGGGCAGAAGAACCTCGCCTGTTAGTTATACCGAGCCCGCGAGGGACTCATCAAGGTTTTTTCGGCATTTGGGCGGCCTCTACCGGATCGATGCGAGCGCCGCTTGAGGTGATAAATGGCAAGAGAAGCAGTAAATATATTAGCCCAGGTCGGCAGGGAAGAGACGGCCGGGACGGCCGTCAGCGGTCAGCGGACGCTTTGCGCTCTCGATATCGCGCTGAGTCCCGAGCTCGATGTGAAACGTTATCGCGCGCGCGGCAAGCGTATTACGACTACCAGTGTGCTCAATCGCAAATGGGCGATGGGTGATTACTCCGGAGTAGTCTCCTATAACGAGCTGGCCCTCATCTTGGAAAACCTGATCGGCAGCAATCAGCCGGCAGTGGTCGGAACCGGCGGCTTCGGCTGGACCTTCACGCCAGCAGTCGAGGGCGCGGACTCTCCTAAGACTCTCACGGCGAGAATCGGGGACAGCGAAGCAGCGCAGATCTTCAGCCAGGTCCAGGCCAAATCCCTCGAGCTGACGTCGACCAGGGAGGAAGTCCAGATGAATGGCGCCCTGGTCGCCTATGCGCCGGATAATGCTGGAGCTCTGACGAGTCTTACCGACGAAGTCCAGGCGATTACCAAATCCGGAACCGTGACGGGCGGGACTTTCACGATCACCTATAGCGGCCAGACCACCGCGGCGATCGCCTACAATGCTACCGCGGCGACGATCCAGGCTGAGCTCGAAGCGCTCTCGAATCTCGCGCCGGGCGACGTCTTCGTGACCGGCGGGCCGATCAATACAAGACGCATCCACATCAGGTTCGCCGGCACTCTGGCCGGAACGGACGTCGCAGAGGTGACTGTAAGCAGCGCCTCTCTGACCGGCGGCGGAAGCTATCAGCCTTCAACCCTGCTCGCCGGCGGCGCGGCCGTGGGCCAGATCACCGAAGCCCCGGTGTCGGGAAGCGAGATCAATCTCTACGTCGATACAACCAGCGGCGGCCTCGGGACAACCCAGATCGGTTGCCCGATGGAGACCCGGATCGTCCTGCCTGAGCGGTTCAATGAAAAGTGGTGCTTGAACCGGTCGCAGGCCTCCTTCAGCGAGACCGTCGGAATCGCCACGGAGCCGACGATCGCCTTTGATCTGGAATTTAACTCACAGGCCCGGGCGCTCTATGACGCCGTGGTTCAGAACTCTTTGCCGATGCGTTTCATTCGCTTCGACGCCCTGGGCGCCAACATCGGCGCCGGCGCCGATTATCAAATTCAGTGGGATTTTGCGGCCTCGATCCGGACGGCCAGGGAGATCAAGGACCGCGACGGCGTCTATGGTTATACCTTCGAGTGGGACATCAAGAATTCGCCGTCCTGGGGTAAGGCGATGACTTGCTACATCGAGAATACTCTTTCGTTCGTCTAGCTTTTTTTCTGTTGGCGTACTTTCTCCTTACGTTTTACCCCGGTAGGAAGCTGCCGGGGTTATTTTTAGCAGGCAGTCCATGAAACTATCGCAAACCAGACGGACCCGCACGGCAACCATCAATCTTGGCGGCGGGCTTTCTTTCACAATCGAGTATCGATCCTTCTCGCCGGCGGAATGGGACCGGATAGACCAGGAAGCGAGCAGCGAGAAATGGAAACTTGTCAAAGAACTCTCACAGCTTCTCGTCTCGACCGGCCTCGAAGATGACGATGACAGGCCGATCGCGCCGACGGAGGAAAACCTGCGCCAGATCGAAACGCCGATTCTGAAGGCGATGCTGACGGCAATTCTCGATACGACACTCCCAAAAAAAGAGAGCTGATCGAGCTCCGGCGCTGGTATGCGAGCGAGGGTAAGTTCGGCAAGCCGATTCCAGATCTCGATATTTATCAATTAGCGATCGATGTTTTTCACTGCGACCCGAACGAAATCCGCAACTGGGATTTATACGATCTGAGTCGAGTGAAATTGATCCTGAAAGCGCGGGCTGAGGCCGCCGAGCCAAAGACCGACAAAAAAGAGCATGAACCTAAAAAGCATCGTCACCGCTGATCTCTCGCAGTTGGAGCGCAAGTATGGTGAGGCTATCAGTGCTTCGAAGCGCACCGCCTCCCAGATGGATGCTGCGTTCAAGGACTCCCCGAAGCTCGACCCGAGAAGTCTCTCAGCCGGGATGTCTGGCGCAGCGACACAGATCAAAGCCTCAAACGACATCATCAAGGAATCTGTCGAATCGGTTTCTTCAGAGATCATCGAATCGTTCGGGATCGACGGCGACGTCGTCAATATGCTGGCCAATGAGATGGTGAAGCTCAAGCTCTCGACTCTTGCAGCCGGGGGAGCCGCTGCCGGCCTGGTCATCGGGATCGGTCTGCTGACCAACGCCATGGCGAAAACCGGCGCGGAGATTCGCAATGTCGCCCAGCTCACAGGTCTCTCGACCGACCAGGTTCAGCGCTACGAGGCGGCCGCCTCGGCCGCCGGTGTTGCAACTGATGTTTTTACCGATGCGATCGCCAAGCTCCGAGACCGGGCGAAAGACGCAACGCGGGGCAATATCGAAGTGGCCCAGGCGTTCCAGGCGCTTGGTGTGAGTGCTGAAGGATCGGTGCGCAATGCCGCATCGGCTTTCGAGAGACTGCTCGATATCCTCGAACAGGTTCCTGACGCTCAAACGCGAATAATGATCGCGCAGCGCGTCCTCGGCGACGTCAATGATCAAACCCTGAGCGGCATCCTTGCTCTGACTGACGCGAACGGCCAATTGCGAGACCGAGTCAACGAGTTATCCGTTGCGCTCGACAAGCAATCCGTCGAAGAGCTGGCCCAAATGAATCGGGAGTGGGATCTGCTCAGCACCAAGCTTGGCAATTTCTCCAAGCAGGTCGGGTTGGGGACAGTCAAGACTCTGGAATATATCGGGCTGGCTCTGGCCGGCGAGACCGACAAGATGAACCAGGCCGGCGGCGCGACCAGCAGTTTCAGCCAGCAGCAGAACCAGGCGACAAGCGCAACCAATACGGCGACCGGCGCGATCCAGAACCAGACCGCCGCGGTCGCGGCGCTCACCGCCGAGCTGGCCTCGGTGCGGATCGGGGCGATTCAGAAAGGCGTGAGCGAACAACTAACCCAAATTGCTTTTAGCAGCAGGAATGCGGCAGAGGCCGTCAGCGAGTTCAAAAAGCGCTTGGCGAGGGATGACGACTTTTATGCAGCGGTCAATAGACAGAAGCAGTACAAAGACAGCCTCGAAGCCCTCAACAAACTGATCGATCCGGATAAGCCCAGGGCTCGCAGGGCGACCGGCGACAACAGGGCAAAAGAGATCTCCGAACTCGAACAATTAACCCGGCAATTACAGAGCACCAATCGCGATATTTCCGTCTTCGGCAATTTGACCTCGAAGGAATTCAAATTGCGCATGGAGCTGGAAGGCGCACGGGAGTTCAAAAGCGGGCTCGAGGAGATCCTCAAGCTTCGCCGATCCCTGGGTGAGCCGATCAGAACGCCTTTCCCTCAGACAACAGAGGGCATAGAAGCGGAAATCGCTAAACTGAACGCCCTGAAGACAGCGCGAGACGCTCTTGCGAGACAGGATATCTATGCGGGGATCCGTCAAAAGGTCGCAGCCGAAGCCGAGGAGCGCAGGAAGGTTCTCGAATCTTTCGACCAGGTCCAAAGAGAGCTCCGAGAAATGTCCGGCGATGAGATCGAAAATATAGGCATCGATCTGGGAGAGCGCTTTGCCGAAGCGATGGCCAACGCGATCCGCGAAGGCCGGGGCGATATCGTCGACGCGATTAACGAGATCATCAGGCAGGGAAAAGAGCGGGCGAGGGTTGTGCGCGATACCGAGCGGGCGAGGGATGTGACCAGTATCGCCGAGTCCGGGCTTGAGCAGGCCAGGATCATGATCCAGAACGATCTCAACCGCGGGATCATTACCGAGATAGAGGCCCGGCAGCAGCAGGTTGAAGCTGAGCGCGACGCCCGGACGGCGATCCTGCAGGCGCTCGAGGCTGAAAGGGAATTGGCGATTGCTCGCGGCGACGCCGCTGAGGCCGCCAGGCTGGCAGTGGAGATCGAGCGAGCTCAAAGCCTGGGCGAGGGCATCAATGAGCGTTTCGAGCAATTCAGAGATCGGCTGGGCCAGGGCTTCGACGACATCATCGGGACATTGATGAGAGGCGGGGAAGGATTGAGAGAGGCCGGTATGCGGGTCGTCAATGACGTCTTTAACACCCTGATCCAGGAAATGTTGCTGCAAGCGACTGGTGGCAAATACGGATCCTTCGGGCAGCTGATCGGCGGCGCGCTGGGCGGACTGCTGGGCGGATTATTCAAGGCTGAAGGGGGGCCGGTTAGCGCCGGCATGCCCTACATCATCGGCGAAGAAGGGCCGGAGATGTTCGTCCCGAGGACCTCGGGATATGTCATGGACGCACAGGCGACCCGATCAGCAATGTCCAGATCCTCGACGATGGTCAATGTGACAAATGTCTTTCACGTCGCAACTCCAGGAGGCCAGATCAGTCGTGAATCTCAATCTCAAGCCGCGACCAAAGCCGCAGCGGCAGTCGAGCATGCAGTCAGGAGGAACGCTTAGATGGCCGCCGAGTTCGATGAGGTCCTGCTCAATCCCGAATATTCAGCGCTTGCCCGCGGTGGTCCTGAGTTTTCGACCGCAATCGTTTCCTGCCCGTCTGGCTTCAAGCAGCGAAATATCAATCGAGCCGATCACGTCGGACGGTGGGCGATCTCCTACGACCTCCTGACAGAAGAAGCTCTGAAGGAGCTTTACGATTTCTTCGTTGCGCGCCGCGGGATGGCTTATGGGTTTCGCTTTCTTGCCCCGGAGGCTCACGAGGTACAGGCGTCTGCACCGGAGCAATTCGGGACCGGCGACGGGGCCGATACGACCTTTCAACTGCAGCGTGTCCATACGAGCGGCCCACGTAGTTACACCCGCCAGATCGTCAAGCCGATGGCCGGCAGTCTTACCTATGTCCCGGGAACCAGCGAGATCAAGATTTACGCCAACGCGGTCGAGCAGACCAGCGGAGTGACGGTTAGTTCAACTGCCGGGATCGTGACATTTTCCGTCGCGCCGGCGAACGGGGTAGTCCTCACTTGGTCAGGGGTCTATCACGTCCCGGTGACGTTCGGGAGAGACACCTTTGAGAGCCAGATTGACATCGGCTCGACATCGCTTTTTGGAATAGAGATCGTGGAAATGCTTCCGGTCGAGCTTGGCCTATAACGGAGAAATATGCCAGTCAGCGCCGCAATGAAAACTCATCTCGCGTCCTCGCCGACTACCCTTTGCCATTTATGGAAGGTCGAAGAGAGAAAACGTGAGATCGTTTTGAATTGGTCTTCCCGTGTCAACGTCTATGCGCGCGGTGGTTGGCTTTTGAAGAACGGCGGGACTGATGGCTCAGACGACGCCGGCGCTTTCTCAACTCAAAGCTTCGCCGGGGACGGCTATTTAAAATGGACGACCAGGCTGAGCGGGACGGTCTACTGCGGCCTTTCGACCAGCAATGCCGCGGCGACCGCGGCCGATATAGACTTCGCGATCCGGAGCGACGCCGACGGGACAATCAGGGTTTACGAGAGCGGGACGCTCAAAGCGACAATGTCCGGAAGCGCTCGCAAAGGGGATTGGCTGATCGTCAAGAGAGTCGGCACCCAGATCACCTACTGGCATAACCGGACGTTGATCTACACCTCAGCGGCGAGCTCGAGCGGGGCGCTATTTGCCGATGCTTCGATCGTGACCAGGAAATCCGTGATCGACCAGGTCGTTTTTGGGCGCAACCCGACAGTGATTACCGTTTCAGACCACACGCGCAACCTGACCTATCTGGGTGACACCTACACGCCCATGCCGATGAATCCAACCAGACTGGTTCAGTCCGCAGGCCTTCGGCCCAATAATCTCGAAGTGACCCACCTCCTGATGTCTGGCGGATTCACCGAGGCAGATCTAATCGGAGGGCGATGGGATTTCGCTCGGGTGGAATACCGGACGGTCAATTACAACGACCTGTCGATGCTTCACGCGCGGGTGACACCTGGCTATTTCGGCGAAGTCAGGCTGCAGAACGGCATCTTTTCGGCTGAGGTGCGCGGCAATGTCCAACTGCTCAACCAGGAGATCGGCTATGTCGCAAATTCGCTGTGTCAGGCGCGGCGGCTGGGAGGTTTTGAGTGCGGCCTTGATTTGACGGATTACATGCACGACACGACGATTTCATCGGTAACCGATTCCCTGACGCTCACGATCGGGCTTGGAACGCCTAAGCCGGATGGCTATTTCGAGTATGGCCTGATTTATTTCAGGGATGGGAATAATCATTTTTACGAGCGTGAGATCAAGAATAACGCCAGCAACGTTCTCACGCTTCACAGGCCTTTCCCGCTCTCGATCAGTGGCGGCGATCTGGTGACTGTCGTCGCCGGCTGCAACAGGACAAGGGCCAAGTGCCGGACATTTCCAAATGCTGATAACCCAAGCGGGACAAACGTCGAGAACTTTCAAGGCTTTCCAGATATGCCAGGGCTAACAAGGATCTATCGCTATCCAGAGCAGGAGTCGGCCAGTTTATGAATCCGCTTCGCGAAAAATTCATTACAGAGGCTCGCGGGTTTCTCGGCTGTGCCTGGAGGCATCAGGGGCGCACAAAGCAGGGGATCGATTGCGTCGGATTGATCGTTGTTCCGCTGCTCGCGCTGGGCTTGTTCAAACCTGAAGACGACGTAGTGAATTACACACGCGAGCCTGAAGGGCGTCGCCTGACCGAGATTTTGCACCAATACGCTCGGAGACTTTCGGGGCTCGACAAGGCTCAGCCGGGCGACCTGATCGCCATGAGGTTTACGTCAGAACCTCAACACCTGGCGATCATCACGAGAATTAACCAGCACGGCCCTCATATCCTGCACGCCGCAGGGCAGGGTAGGGCCGTCGTCGAGCATCATCTTGATAAGGCGTGGTTGGGTTCTCATCGGGCAAAGATCCACGCAGCTTACGCGATAAAAGCATTTGACGATCAAAACCAAGAAAATCAATTGGAAGATAGCGCTCCTGGCGGTTGCGGCTGCGGTTCTTGATTGGCTCTCAGGCGATAGATTGCCGCTGGCGCTGGCTGAACCCTTTTCGACGACGGCGTTTCTGGTGAGCCTTGCGCTGAGCGCGGCATCGTTCGCCATCAATAGAATCTTTGGCCCTAAGCCGCCGAAGATTCAAAAAGGACTGCAGTCCGGCGAGCTTTTCATCCAGAACGCCGACGAAGGGACGCCGATCAATGAGGTTTATGGTGGAGCTCCGGGCGTTGCGCGAACCGGCAATATCACATGGGAGCAGCTCGTCAACGTCCGGGTCCTTGCCGACAACTCGCTCGAAAAGATCGCCGGCGCTGATCAATGCTTCGAAAATGCAACGGGGGGCGATGATGCCGGCGCGCGCAGCGTCGAGACAATTACGGGCGGCAATTGGGAAGTCACATGGACCTATGGCCCCTCGGCCGGCCCGTCAGGCCGAACCTATGCCGGCCTGACCGATCGCAGTTTCGCGACCGTCAACGCGAGCGATCTTCTTTACTCGATACACGTCAGCACCGAGAACAATACGTCGGGAACTCCGCACCCGCCCAATTCGGTTTTCATTTATGAAAATTATACAGAATCGGGCAACGTCGCTTTTCTTGATGGCGTGTGGAATGAGGGCGACACGCTGAGAATCCGGTGCATCAATAACGTTGTGACCTTTTGGCACAAGGATACGTTGATGTACACCTCGGCTATTGCGCCGGTTTATCCCTTGCGGTTCGCCGGAACAATTTGCTGCCTCAACAAGACCATCGAAGATGTCGTGATCGTCCGGGACGGCGAAGACAGTGATGGCGGAATGAAGCTGGCCGGGACCGTGATTTGGGCATCTGAGATAAAGAAGATCGTCACGCGCACGAAAGCAGGCGGCAAGGGATTGCCTCGACCGACAATCGAAGAATCGACCTATTACATCGACCTGGCGATCTGTGTCGGCAGGGGACGCTTGAGGCTCAAAAAGGTCTGGGCAAACGCGGACCTGTTGCTCGACCTGACCGCGGCGGTGGGAGAGGCGACGGGAGTTGTCGACGGGTCGGGAACGAGCCTCAGCGATTACACAGGCAGCAGCCTGCCGGCTCCGGATAGCAACTCAAACAATTTCTTCGCTTCAAACGTCACGACCTCAGCCGACGGCGCGATGTTTGGGATGTTTTCGCAAGAAACCGGTTGGCTCTGGCAGGAAGGGAACTATGAGCAGACCGCCGACGGTATCGTCGAGGCCGAAGTCGACGGCAGGCTGGGAGACGATAACACGCCGGCCTATCGGGGCTTCGCGATCTTCCGGATCGACAACTTCAATCTCTCGAAGTACGGCGGGACTCCGACCTTTACCTTCCTGGTCGAGTCTCTGGATTATTTAACGCTTGCCGACATCGCCGACCACCTTTGCGAGAGAGTCGGGATCGAGCCCGGCGATCGGGATTTTTCGGTCTTCGACGATCAGCAGGTTCGCGGCCTGGCGGTCAACCAGATCCAATCACCGCGCGCGACCCTCGAACAGGCGATTCTGCCCTACGGGGCCGAATGGTTCGAATCAGTCGACGGCATCCTGACCGGGGTCTATCTGGGCGGCGCTTCGGTCGTGACGATTGATCCAAATCACCTCGGCGCAGTCGAAGGCGAGACGACTTTCACGGATAACCAGGTCCCTCGAAAGATCGAATTCACCCTGGTCGATCCTGTTGAACTGCCACGCGAGATCAACGTCACGGCTTTCAATCCCCAGAAAGACCACGAGACGACCACTCAGCCGGCTTACCGGATGACGGGCGATAGCCAAGGAGTCGAGCCGATCACTCTCAAGATGGCTTTACTAAAGTCTGAAACCCGCATTGCGGCTCAGAGACTCCTTTATCAAAGACACGTCGAGCGACTCCTTACCTCGCTCG